ACGGGATGGGCGTGCAGATCAAGACGCCGCTCGAGTTGAAATGCTGCCGCCACGTCTACATCGCCGATTGCACGTGCGAGTGGGCCGGCGTCGCCGGAGGGCAGGGCGCGTATCTGCTGGTGCTGACGGTGCGCAATCAGGACGGGAACGCCGTCTGGAGCTGTGTCGAGGACGTGCTGATCGAACGCTGCGTGTTCCGGCACGGCGGCGGCGGCATCAACTTTCTGGGCTACGACGACCAGTATCCCAGCGGCGAGTTGGACGGCGTCACCGTCCGCAACTGCGCGTTTCTCGAGATGAATCCGGCCGGGCCGTGGCAGGATTTTACCGGGTACTGGGGATCAGGCCGCTGCACCATGTTCAACAACGTCGGCCGCACCATCACGCTGGATGCGATCACGATGGACGGCGTCGGGATGGGCGCACTCGGCAACTTCGCGAACGTGCCGAAGCAGCCGGTCGGCTTGACGCTCCGGAACTGGCGCTACTGCCCGACCGAGTACGGCTGGAAAATCGATGATGGCGGTATGGACATCCCGCCGGCGCACGCGAACATCAGCGCGCTCATGCCGGACCTCGCGTACGAAATCACGGCCACTGATGCGGGTGCCGTCGGGTATCCAGGCGAGGAGACGACAGCCCCATGAGCGATCAGACGCTCACGGTCGGTAGCCTCTTCTCAGGAATTGGGGGATTCGATCTTGGGTTCGAGCGAGCAGGATTCGACATTCGATGGCAAGTTGAGATCGATCCCTTCTGCCAACGAGTCCTCGCCAAGCACTGGCCGAATGTCAGACGGTACGGCGACGTCAGGCACGTTATGGGCCACGCCGAGAGCTGCGGACGGCGAGCGCGGGGGACGTGGCGATCTCCTCACTCAGGTTCGGGGGTATCGGATTGCTCATGCTGGGACAGACGCGCCGTGTTCATCGAACCTGTCGATGTTCTCTGTGGAGGATTTCCCTGTCAACCCCATTCTCTCGCCGGTCGCCGTGCTGCCGCCGCAGACGACCGCGACCTCTGGCCCGAGTTCATGCGACTCATTCGCGAGCTTAGGCCCAGATGGGTCGTGGCGGAAAACGTGCCAGGGTTACTCTCAAGTGAGGCTGGACGGTTCTTTGGAGGCATACTCCGAGACCTGGCCGAGAGCGGGTATGACGCGGAATGGGATTGCCTACCTGCGTGTGCCTTTGGCGCCCCTCACCGACGCGATCGCGTGTGGCTTGTGGCCTACCCCATGTGCGGAGGATGCGAAGAACGTCCCGTATCAGAAAGGCAAGAACGGCACTCGGTATCCGATGCTGCCAGGCGCGGTTCAGCCAAATCGGATATGGCGTTCACCGCAGGCGCGGGATGGGATGAAACGGGGTCCATCTTCACCGGAGCGACGAATGCAAGAAGGACTGAACCCGACGTTCGTGGAATGGCTGATGGGTTATCCGAAGGATTACACAATGCCCGTAGATGGCTGGATTCCGAAGGCGATCAGGACGCAGGCGCGCAAGGGGCAATGCGAACGCTGCGGGACAGCGTTACAACTCGGCTTGCATCACAAGGACGGAGATCGGAACAACAACGCCATCGTGAACTTGGCGACGCTCTGCTCGGCCTGTCATACCGCAACGCATTGGGAGACCGGGAAGCAAGCATGGCGGCGGCATCCAGATTCATGCACGGTCTGCGGGAAGCCTGCCAAGCGATTGGGTTTGTGCGAGACGCATCGCTCCCGTCTCTTGAGGCATGGTTCGCCGCTCCTGAAGAAAGTCAGGCGTGGGCAATCATGGCAGCTCGTCGAGGACCATGGGTAGATGAGTGGCCAGATGTGCCACGAGTGGCTCATGGGATACCCCGGCGAGTGGACCGCCTGCGAGGACTCGGCAATGCCATCGTCCCGCAGATCGCGGAATGGATCGCGCGGCGGATCCAAGAAGCCGAAGGCGTAAATCAGGAGACGACAGCCCCATGAGCGACCAGCCAACACATTTCTGCGAGAAATGCCGCGCACTGGTTCAGGCTTTTCTGGACTACCGGAAGGGCGAATTGATTGAAGTCTGTCCTGTCTGCGGAGATGAGCATTTACGGTTGATAGAATTTGTTAAGCGAACGGTGCCGCGATGAGTGAGCCTCAGTCACCCGGAGCACGCCTGCGGGAAGCGCTAGACGACAGCCCCATGAGCGAACAGCCGAACGATTGATGGCGTGCCTCCCTTCCCGCTCAGGAGGAGTCGACCCGATGCCCATAGCGCCGCCGCGTGCGTGTAAGAGCTGCGGCCAACCAGGCTGTACGCGGCATCAGTCGGTGCCGTGGCGCTCGAGCACGACCCCGCCGCGGATCCGCGGCCGACAGCTGCAGCGGTCCCGGCTGGCGCTCCTGATCGCGCAACCCTTCTGCGCGTGCGGCCATCTGGCGACCATTCGCGACCACATCGTCCCACTCGCCGAAGGAGGGCGCGACGATGACACCAACGTGCAGCCGCTGTGTGCGGCGTGCCATGACGGCAAGACGCAGCGGGAAGCGCAGCGTGGACGGGCCTGATGAGACGTGCGACGCGATCCCCGTTTGTCTTTCGTGACGAAGTCGTCGCCGCTGGTGTCGATCATTACGAGCTGATCGTGACCGAGGACGATCTCGAGAAGCTGATGAGCGGTCGGGTCAGTCACGCGCTGATGGAGTCCGCGTTTCGGTTACTGAGCTGGAAACGGGAAGGCGACCAGGACTGGGAGCACTATCAGTGCTCGTGTGCAGGGTGCATACGTCGGCGGACTGTGGAGGTTTCGTAGTGCGGTACCGTTACGCCATCAGCTACGAATCCGACATGGAGCCAGTGGAGACCGTCCGCGGCGAGTTCGTGTCGACTGGCACGCCCAGGGCGCTCTATCAGGCCGGGAAGCTGGCACGTGACAGCTGGCCGAAGGGTCGCCGGTTCCGGTCAGTCGTGACGCTGATCGAATTGCTCGATGCAGTTACCGATGATGCGATCGCCGTAACTGAAGCTGCAGATGTGTGAAGCGAAACGGCTTGTGGCCTCGCGCGCGAGACCACCGGGGGGAGTGGCAAAGGTCTGGCGAAACGACGCCGGAAACCGGCCGAGCCTCAAATTATCGCGCGCAGAAAACCTTAAATTTCAACAACTTACAGTAACGACGTCACCCATGGCCGATTCGCCCGCATCCCCAGCGCGACGCAACAAAGGTGGACGTCCGCGGCTGTCGGATCGCGAGCGGAACCGGCGCGGGACGTTACGGCCGTATGCCCGGCGGGATCGGAAACCGTCCGCGAAGGGTCCGCGACGGGCCGCGACGGCATCCACGCGGGATTACGTGGCGATAGCCCGGCAGTATGCGGCCGATGTGCTGAGCGGCCGGATTGTCGCGTGCCGGTGGCTCCGGCTGGTCTGCGAGCGGCAGGACCGGGACGTGATGCGGGCGGCGACCGATTCGGACTGGCCGTACGTGTGGTCCGACGCGCACGCGGTCGAAGTCTGCCGATTCATCGAGCAGTGTCCGCACGTCGAGGGCGCGTGGGCCACGCCGACGATTACGCTCGAGCCGTGCCAGGTCTTTCTGATGACGACGCTGTTCGGCTGGCGGCAGCGGGCGCATCCAGCGCGGCGGCGGTTTACGGTGCTGTATTTCGAGGTCGCGCGCAAGGCCGCCAAGTCAACGCTGATGGCCGCACTCGCGCTGTTCCATCTGCTCCGCGAGCATGAACCCGGTGCGCAGATCGTGTGCGGGGCGACGACGGGGCAGCAGGCGCGGATCGTTTTTGCGATTGCGCAGCGCATGGTGCGGCGCGCGTATTGGCTCCGGCAGGCCGGCGCGCAGGCGCTCGCCAATGCCATCATCACGACGGACGGGACTATTAAACCGGTCAATGCGAAGGCTTCGACGCAGGACGGGCTGAATCCGAGCTGCATCGTGCTGGACGAGTCGCACGCGCAGAAATTTGCGTTGCATGATGTTTTGAAGTCGGCACAGGGCGCGCGGCTCAATCCGCTGCTGCTCTGTCCGACGACCGCGGGCTATGACCTCCTTTCGGTCGGCTATGCGCTGCGGACGACAGTCACGAAGGTGCTGGACGGCGTGTTCGAGGCGGATCATCTGCTCGGCGTGATCTACACGCTCGACGAGGGCGACGACTGGCGCAATCCGCAGGTGTGGATCAAGGCGAATCCAATGATCGGCGTGACGCCGACAGTGGACTGGGTCCGGACGTACTGCCAGGACGCGCAGCAGACGCCGGGCCTCGAAGGCGAATTCCGGATCAAGGTCTGTTCGCAATGGTTCGCGTCGGCGACCGCGTGGCTGTCGATGACGCAGTGGGACGCCTGCGCGGATGCGACGCTGACGCTTGAGCGGTTCGCCGGCACGCGGTGCTGGATCGGGGCCGACCTGGCGCAGCTCGACGACATCACCGCGGTAGTGCTGTGTTTCGAGGACGACGATAATGTCGTGGCGTTTGCGCGGTTCTATCTGCCGGCGGGTGTGGTGCATGAACGGACGAAAGCGGTCCCTGCCTATGCGGCCTGGCTGCGAGAAGGGATTCTGATCGCGACCGAGGGCACGATGGTCGACTACCGGCAGATTGAGGCGGATTTGCGGGCGGACCTGGCGCGGTACAACGTGGTGGCGCTGCGGTTCGACCAGTACGGCTCGGCGGGGATGGTGTCGGCACTGGCGGGTGAGGGATTCCCGGCGGCGATTCTGGATAAGACGCCGAAGGCGATGACGCCGCCGGCGCGTGAGCTCGAGACCCGGATCAAACATCGGCGGTTCCGACATGACGGGAATCCGTGTCTGAAGTGGATGGCGTCGAATGTCTGCGTGCGGCGTGGCCGCGACGATTCGCTGCTGCCGATCAAGGACCGGGACATGTCAGCGAACAAAATCGATGGCATTGATGCACTGTTGCAGGCGATGTCGGCGATGATTGCGGGCGAGGCGAAGACGCCGGAATATCAAATGCTGGTGTTACGGTGACCTAGTGGCCAGCAAACGCGGGCGCCCGCGGGTCGAGCAGCCAGGGTCGGCCGTGATGACGTGGGTGCGGGCGGGCGAGCACGACCAGTTGATCCGGCTGGCGAAACAGCAGGAGACCTCGGTCTCGTCACTGGTGCGGCAACTGCTGCAGCGGACCCTGCCAGCGAATAGTTCTAATAAATAAATCCGCTCTCTGGCAGATGGCCGATACTGCTCGGGCCAGATGGCGCACCGAGCCTACGCCGTCCTCGAGATCAAGTCCGCCGACGACGAACGCCGGATCATTGAAGGCATCGCCACCACGGCGACCGCCGACCGGAGTGGCGACATCGTCGAACCGGCCGGCGCGCAGTTTCAGCTCCCGCTGCCGCTGCTCTGGCAGCACGACACCAAACAACCGATCGGCGAAGTCACCGAGGCGCGGGTGACCGACGCCGGGATCTGGATTCGGGCGCAGGTCGCGCAGGTCGAGACGCCGGGCCGGTTGAAGGATCGGCTCGACGAGGCGTGGGCGAGCATCCAGGCGCGGCTGGTGCGCGGACTGTCGATCGGGTTCAAGCCGATCGAAATGAAACCGATCGCGAAAAGCACCGGGTTCCACATCCTGAAATGGTTGTGGGCCGAGCTCTCAGCGGTCACGATTCCCCAGAACATCCAGGCGAGCATTCTCGCCGTCAAGGCCGCGTCGGGCCGAGACCTGGCCGGCGTTCCGGCCTCCCTCCCAGTCGTTCGCGCACAAAAGGATGCGCCACCGATGGGACAGACCATTCCTGAACAGATCACCGCGTTCGAGAAAACCCGCACGACCAAGTACGACCAGATGACCGCCTTGATGGCGGCGGCGGCGAAAGACGAAGTGACCCTCGACGCGGCGCAGACCGAGGAATACGACACGCTCGGCGCGGAACTGAAAAGCATCGATGCACACCTGGTCCGCTTGCGCGAGCTCGAGAAGGTGAACGTCGCGGCGGCGGTCCCGATTACGCCGGTCATCCAGCAACAGAAAAGTTCCGAGCTCCGCAGCGGCGTGCCGGTAATTCAGGTCCGCGCGAACGTTGAACCCGGTACCGGATTCGCCCGCATCGCCCAGGCGATCGGCCTCAGTCGCGGGAACTGGATGCAGGCGGCGGAGTATGCCAAACGCTGGGACGAGTCGACGCCCGAAGTGAGTCTGGCGCTGAAGGCTGCGGTCGCGGCCGGCACTACGACCGACGCGACCTGGGCGGGACCGTTAGCGCCCATCCGGCCGCTGGTGAACGAGTTTCTCGCGCTGCTGCGGCCGGCGACGATCATCGGGAAGATCGGCGGCCTGCGCCAGGTGCCGTTCAACATCAGCGTGCCGATTCAAACCGCCGGCGGCACCTACAAATGGGTCGGGCAGGGCGCGCCGAAACCGGTCGGGACGCTGGCCTTCTCGACGATCACGCTGGCGATCACCAAGTGCGCCGGGATCATCATCATCACCGACGAACTGGCGCGCAACTCGACGCCGGCCGCCGAAGCCGTGATTCGCGCCGACATGATTGCCGGGATCGCGCAGTTCCTCGACGCGACGTTCGTGGATTCGACGCAGGCGCCAGTGGCCAACGTCTCGCCGGGCGGGATCACCAACGGGTTGACGCCGATCACCAGCGCCGGCACGACGCCGTCGAATGCGCGGACCGATTTTCAGGCGCTGCTGAACGCGATGACGACCGCGAACATCTCGGTCGAGGGCGCCGTCCTGGTCATGTCACAGACCAATGCCGCCGTCCTCGCCTCGGCGCTGAACCCGCTCGGACAACCGCTCTATCCGAGTCTCGGCCCGACCGGCGGCACCGCGATGGGGATCACCGTCGTGACCTCGCAGACCGCCGGGAACAACGTGATCCTGCTGCAGCCGTCGACGGTGCTCTATGCCGACGATGGCGGCGTGACGATCGATGCGTCGGTCGAAGCCTCGGTGCAGATGGATACGGTGCTCGATGCGCCGCCGGTCGCGACGACCATTCTCACCTCGCTCTGGCAGAACAACCTGGTGGGGTTGCGGGCCGAGCGCTACATCAACTGGAAACGCACCCGCGCCGCGGGTGTGCAGTTCACGCAGCAGACCTATGTGCTGTCATGAGTCCGACGCCTGATCCGCTGGCGACGATGCCGGTCGACATGACCGCGCTCGTCTATCACACGATCGATCACGACGCCGGACATCACCCCGGCGACGTCTACCTGGTCAGCGATCCGGCGCTCGCCGAAACGCTGTTCGCGATCGGGTTCGCCAAACCGACCGCGTGGATGCCGCCGCCCGATGCGCCGGTGCCATGACGCTCTTCGGGTGGACGATCACGCGCACGAAGGCGACGCCGCCGCTGGCGCCGGTGGTGCCCACACGGGGCGCCGGCGTCGGCACCGGCGGCTGGTATCCGATCGTCCGCGAGTCGTTCCCGGGCGCGTGGCAACAGAACACCACCATCGCGCCCGACGCGGTGCTGAGTTACGGCGCGGTGTTCGCGTGCGTGACGACGATTGCGTCCGACATCTCGAAATTGCCGCTGCTGCTGGTCGCGAAAGATGACGACGGCGTGTGGCAGGAGATCACCAATCCGGCGTTTACACCCGTGCTGCGCCGGCCGAACCGGTACCAGACGCCGATCCAGTTTCTGCAGGCGTGGGTCGTCAGCAAACTAGTGAACGGGAATGCCTACATCCTGAAAGCACGCGATCAGCGCGGCGTGGTGACGGCGCTCTACGTCCTCGATCCGTGGCGGGTGTGGCCGCTGGTGGCGCCGGACGGGTCGGTGTACTACTCGGTCGGGCGCGACCCGCTGGCGCAGCTCCTGCCCGACGAGCTCATCACCGCGACGGGCCTGCCGGCGATTCCGGCCGATGAAATCATTCACGACCTGATGGTCCCGCTCTATCACCCGCTGGTCGGCGTCTCGCCGATTTACGCCTGCGGGATGGCGGCGATGACGGGCCTGGCGATTCAGAACAACAGCACGAAGTTTTTTCAGAACGGATCCGCGCCCGGCGGGGTCCTGACCGCGCCGGGATCGATCTCGGATACGACCGCCAAACGGCTGAAGGATTACTGGGACGCGAACTATACCGGCGACAACGTCGGCAAGGTCGCGGTGCTCGGCGATGGGTTGAAATACGAATCGCTGACGGTGTCAGCGGTCGACGCGCAGTTGATCGATCAACTGAAGTGGAGCGGCGAGGATGTCGCGCGCTGTTTCCACATGCCGGCCTACATGATCGGCATCGGCGCGCCGCCGACGCACGTGGCGACGACCGAGGCGCTGCTGCAGCAGTACTACGCGCAGTGTTTGCAGATTTTGATCACCTCGATCGAAACCCTGCTCGACGACGGCCTCGGCCTGACCCTGCCGATCAACGGCACGCAGTACGGCGCGCAGATCGACATCGACGACCTGATCTGGATGGACACCGGGACGCGGACCAAGGCGGCCGCGGACGGGATCGGGTCGGGCGCGCTCTCGCCGGACGAGGCGCGCGCGAAGTACTTCGGCCTCGGGCCGGTCGCCGGCGGGGACACGCCGTATCTGCAGCAACAGTATTTCAGCCTGGCGGCGCTGCAGGAACGGGATCAGGCGCAGCCGTTCGCGAAACCGGCGCCGGCGATGCCGGCCACGCCGGCGGTCACGCAGCCGCCGCGGGAACTGAGTCTGGAGGAGCTCGGCGCGCGTGCTGTCTGGCGGGTGCAGAAGGCCTGGGCGGCATGACCGCCGAGGAAGTCGACATGCTCGTGGATAGCCTCGTCCCGGCACTCCAGCGGCTCCTGGCGGGCGATCTCCTCGAGGTCAAGGGTCGGCTGGCGGCGCTCGAGGCGACCGCCCAGGGGCGCGATGGCCGCGACGGGCAGGCTGGCCGAGATGGCACGCCAGGCACCAACGGAAAGGATGGGCTGGACGGGTTGAGCTTTGGCGATCTGACCGTGGAACACGACGGCGAACGGCTGGTCACCGTCAAGGCGGTGCGCGGGGACCAGGTCCGGACGCTCGGCGTGGTGTCGTTTCCGGTCGCCATCTACCGCGGCGTCTGGCTCGAGGGCAAAACCTACGAACCGGGTGACTCGGTCACGCATGGCGGATCCGAGTGGCACTGCTTCACGGCGACGACGACGAAGCCGGGTGACGGGTCGAAGGCGTGGACGCTCAAAGTCAAGCGCGGCCGCGACGGGAAGGATCTGCGCTGATGGCCACCTACGTGACGCTCGCGACGGCCAAGACACACCTCTATCAGGCATGGGCTGCCGGCGACCCGCGCGATGCCGATCTCCAGGCCAAGCTCGATGCGGCCGAGGCCGCGGTGCTTGATTACCTCAAGACCACGCAGACGTGGCGGGATGCCATCGCGACGTGGACGACCAGTAACGTCCCGCTGCCCGTGACCGCCGCGATCCTGCTGGTCACGGGCGAGCTCTGGCGGTTCCGCGGCGATGATGCGGCGCCGGACACGCCGCACCGCGATCCGCTCACCGATTTCTCGCCGCAGGTCTGCGGCCTGCTGCGCCGCACCCGCGATCCGGTGATCGCATGAAGACGACGCCGAGCGGGTTGCGCGCGAACCGGCTGGTGACGATCCAGAATCCCGGCGCGCCGGCGATCGGCAGTGACGGAACGTTCACGCAGACGTGGACGAACGCAGATCCGTCGTGGCTTGGGGCGTCCATTCGCGCGAGCGGACCGGGCACCAGCGAACGGACCGTCGACGGCACGGTGACGGCGAACGCGACCCATGTCATCACGGTCCCGTTTCACAAGCAGATTACGACGCAGACGCGGCTGATCTCGGACACGGGGCAGACCTTCTCGGTGACCGGCGTGACGAATGTCGATGACCGCGACATCGAGCTGCAACTGTTCTGCGTCGCACTCGAGACCACGCCGCTCGTGCCGCCGGCGGTGACCCAGGATTGGGTCGCGGAAGGCTGGTACTGATGGCGCTCGCCCCGCCGCTGTTTCAGTCGCCGAAAACCGATCCCAGCAGCGATGCGACGCTGCTGCAACCGTCGATGTGGAACCGGATGATTGCGCTGCTGAGG